GGGGTCCGGACCGGGGTGTCATCTACCGTGAAAACCCGATAATCAAAGCTTTGAGGTTAAAGGGTAAACTATGAAGCTACCGATAAAGCACCCGGCTTACAGGGGACTTTAAAGGGAAACTAAACAGTAAGCTACGCATGTAGAAGTCGGTACGGATATTGTTTCGGACGAGGGTTCGATTCCCTCCGCCTCCACCAAATGGTGCAAATCCGAACTCTGTATTTTTCATTAAGCACACGTTCGGGTTTGTTCTGATAATCGAGGAAGTAAGTTAGCGTCTTGCTTCCTCTTTTTCTTTTATGCTTTTGTTGTACTGTATTGTAGACAAGCCGAGTAGCGCACCGAGAAAAGTGTCAACTGTGGCAATAGAGCCTACGATTTCTTCGCCGTAGGGGAATCCCCAAATACTTGCGAGAGAAAAATACAGAGTACCCAAAGCCGGTAAAACGATTTGTGCGATGAATTTTAACACATCGTATGTTTTATTAGAAAGTTTCATAGTTATACCTCCCCTATGTTCTTAGTGTAATCAAGCGAAATCCACCCGGCACCGCTCTTGAGTTTGCCCCATTTAGAAGCACCTGCGCCGAGAGCTTCCGCAACGATTGTGTAAACGCCCCTATCTCGAATGCTTCCAACAATCTTCGAGGTCGTTGTAGGAGATTGACGAATATTGAGAACAGAGGTCATTATCTTAACATAATAAGGCTTAAATTCAGCCTTAGGAGCGGGCGTAATAGTAGCGGAAGCATACTTGTCATAATACTTTTGACCATAAGAAGCTCTTTTTACTTTCACGCTATCGCTCTGGTCTGCCGGTCTTTCGTAAGAGGTCAGAACAATATCTGAAATCTCTTTAACGGATTTAGCACTCTTGAAAACAGCCATAACAGCAGAATAGCCTTGTATCTCTTTCCACAAGAAATTCAACTGCATAGAGAGGTCTCCAATAGAAGTATTGAGCCAATCGGCATACTCTTTCAGAGCCTTTTTTCTGCTCCAGTAAGTCCACTGTGCAAGACCATAACCGGCTGAATCGTGAATAAAGTTTGTGTAAGAACCATCGTCAACAGCCTTCGTATAGCTCTCGTCCGTCATACCGAGTTTTCTCTCATAGGTTTGCTGTAAATTGTTAGGTCTAAGAGCACTTTCAGCATATAAGTTCCCCATTATGCCCGCTACGGCATAATCACTAAGTCCAAACCCTTTGAGAGTTTCCCAGATAGTTTTTTCCGTGTCGTCTGTTTTAACAGGAGTTACAGGAGGTTTTGTTTCTTCTTTAGAAGTAACAATGACCGCTCCAAATCCCGCCGCTTTGATTTTTTCCATCTGTTTTTCGGCATTAGCTTTGACCTTAAAAGCACCCGTTTGTATCTTGTTAAGGTCTCCTACCTTTACGATAGAAGCGTCAAATCCTGCCGCTTTCACTCTTTTAAGAAGAGTCTCGATGGTTTCTTCGATTTGAACACGATAGATGGTATCATCGCTCACAGGCTGTTCCGGGGCTGTGGCTTGAAGCTGTGCGGTTACTTTACTTGCGAGGTCTCCCATGCGAGCATACATCCAATCGCCGGGGCAACTTTTGTTAGCGAACCATCTGTGAACAGTCAGAATCATCTCTCCCGGCTTAGGCACATAAGAGAGCGTTTTGTTTTTATCGCCAAGCCATAAGAGTTTATTCTTACCGTTACGCTTACAAATATCCACACAAAGCTCAATCAATCGCTTGTAAACGATATCATTGAAAGCATAAGGATGTGTATTGTCAGAAGCACACTCAATCGTTACGGCTCGTTGGTCATTTGAATTAGACGAAGAGCACCAAGAACGATTTTTTTCTTCTACATACATTCCTATTCGTCCGTCTACGCCTATACCATACTGACAGGAAGCTTGTCTCGAAGTCGGATAAAAGATATTACCCAATGTTTCTACGGAACACTGACCGACCACACAATGAGGTGTAATGCGGTCAATGGCTTGTTTCCTTTGTCCGGAATGGTTAGGGCTTAACTTTGTGTAAGATACTAAAGGACTGTTTGTATATCCCATACTATTCCTCCTCTCCTTTGTTGTTGCTCAATGCTTCAAGCATTTCTTCTGTTACTTCTTCTGTCAATTCTTCGTTGAGTTCGTTATCATTCATTCTGCTGTTCCTCCTTTTCTCTCAAAGGTAGTTGTTCTACCTCTTTCATAATTTTGTCCGCAGTACCATTGCCGCCAAGCTTTTTATAAGGGCGGTAAAGATACTCGTATAAACTTTCGTATTCGTTCTTAGTGATATATCCCTTTTCGATGTAGGTTTCTCCCAAATGACAAATACGGTCGTGTCCAAGTCCTTTCAGCATTTGCGACTCTGCGCTCTTATTGGCTTCTCTTCTCTGTATAAGAAAAGTGAGAAACGCCCAGAAACCGGTGCTCGCAAAGACCGAACCGACAAGGCTTAGTATGAGTGTTGACTGTGAAATCATGTGTTTGTACTTCCTTTGCAATAATGATGAAAAGGGAGAATCAAGAGAGACCTGACTCTCCCTTTGACCTTTACTCTACGATAAGGTCTTCGAGTTCAAGGTCGATTAAAATCTCTCTGACCTGCGGCTTAAGCGTCTCCGGCACACTTGCGAAAGTCCTTTTGCCTTTTACGATGAGAGCAACATAAATAATAGCCATCTTCTTTTCCTCCTTTTTGTTGATTAAAATGATTAAATGATTAAACATTCTAAAAGAAAGCATTTTAGCCCTCCTCCAGAAGTGCTCTTACCTCCTCACGGAGAGCTTCCGGCACATCATTAAGAGTTTTCTTTCCCTTTTTGATGAGTTCTGCATAAATCTTAGCCATGGTCTTAACCTCCTATCATCATTTCGTACACTTCGACAAGTGCTAACTGAATGTTTGTGAGAGAGTTGTTTATTTCTTCCTCTTGTCTTTCTCGCTCTGATTTCTGACCGAGAATGAACCAAGATTTACCCTCATGCACACGGTTACTAACAAGCACCACATCTGTTAAGGTTTCCTCGGTCTGATTCTCCTTGTCAAAAATCTTAACTGTTTTCAATTTTCCTTCGAATACAGCGTCCGGAACTTCGTTCGTAGCAATATAGTTATTGCCGTTGAGTTCAAGGTTGTCCAACTGTGTACCGTCACTAAGCGTAATCTTATACATTTTGATTTACCTCCTTTAATAATGTATCGTAGAGTACATCCAAGTTTTCTCTTTGCTTCTTGCTCATTATTTTGTAATGAGCTTTGAACCATGATTTGTACCAATTCTCAAATTCTTCGGGATTGAGAAATTTGTTCTTTGCTATCTTTTTCATCTTCCTACGCATGGCGGTGAGACGCTTAGAATTTATTTTCTGTATCACTCTTCCTGTCTCGGTAAGAGAATATTGAATCTGTAAAAATCTCCAATATTCAGATAATTTACAAATCCTCGTCTTGCGTAGATTTATCGTAATACCTATGGTTTCGGCGATGGCTGTGATATCTGAAAGTAAAGCTTTTAGAAATTCTTTATCCTCGTTTATCACATAACTATCATCCATGTATCGACCATAGAAGGGTACTGAACAAACTATCTTTATATAATTGTCAATCGGTATCGGATAACTTATGCCGGCCGCCTGTGCCACTTGGTCTCCGATGTTCAAATGTTTGTGCATAAATTTCTCGCCGGTTAAAAGAGATTTGTCAATTTTAGAATGTTCCAAAGAGTTAAATATTGTGTGCATACATTCTTTGAACTCTTCATCGTCCATATACGAAACATCGACTTTAGCCCGGTCAAGTATTTTTCGCAGTAACCACAGTGCAGTAGGGTCTTGTACATATTTTGTAACTAATTCGTAGAACACATCATGCCGGATATTGTCGTAATATTTCGAATAATCGATTAGCAAAATGTACCCTTCGTTTGACCCATGTTGCTGATAATACTTTCTAAGATGGACTAACAATCTGTTTCTTTGTCGAGTTATTCCTCTACCTTTGAGACTTGCACAATTATCATAGATAAGGTGAGGTCTCAGGGAAGGCGTAAGAACTTCATCGCACAAGCTGTGTTTGACAATCCTATCTTCAATTTGTTCACCGCTTACAAATCTCACTCTTCCTCGTTCCCTTAATATAAAATTCGAAGTTGGTTTGAAGTTGTAAGTCCTTTCTTTCAATTCCTTCTGAATATTGGATAATCCAAGAAGGTAAGTCATTTCAAATTTCTGCACGGGAGGTTTCCAATCACTACCTTGTTTACCTCTTAGAAAACCATCGTGCAGAGCATTTCCATCAAATATCTCACGCTGATAACTACAGTTCTCGAAAGAAGTAGTGTCGTGTTTAGTATTTACCATACGGAAGGACAATCTCTCCTTTCTCCTACCACGAAACGCTCAAATGGCTATTTAATCGTGGTGTCGAAATCAGGGCGCACGCCGTTGGCGTTCGAAGCGTTGTTGTAGTTCGCATTACCGTTGTTGTTCACATTGGCGAAATTGGCGGCGGATGTAGAAATTGCCCCTTTGAATTTATTGTCAGATTTTCTCCAACCTTTTATCAGTTTTATTTCCGTCTGTATTGCTTCTCCGAAACGAAGATATTGGTCTACATCGACCGGGAGAGTTTCTATAGCGTATTGCAATTCTTGTGTGAGCGTATAACATAGCCCGATTGCCCTATCTTGATGGAGTCTTCTTTCGATGAGTTCTTCCATTACAGTAGGGTAGATACTATTTGCAATGTACACTTCTTTTGTAATCTCTCTTAAACAGTTCACAATGACTTTGCGTTCATCTATAATGAACCATTCGTCAAATGCTTCCCATCTCTTCTTGAGCCTGTCGTAAGTGGCTTGCTGTTTGACATCGAGTTCTTCATAAGATTTGCCGCCAAATCTTTTCTCTAACCGCTTTTCAGCCTTTACGATATCAAAACCAAAGTCTCGAAGAAGTAAATCCGTTATGTCTCTTCTTAATTTATTGAGATGGTGGAACACCTCAAATTGAGAAGGTTTTCGTTTGTTTTTCAATACAGACATTTCTTAGTTCCTCCACTCATGCGCCCCACAAGGGGGGCGCAGATTTAAGATTTAATAGAGAAAGCAGGGCGCACGCCGTCGGCGCTCGAAGCGTTGTCGCAGTGCGCATTACCGTTGCCGCTCACATAGGCGAAACGGGCGGCGGAAACTACATCTCTTAACCAAAACCAAGCTCTGTTCGAAATCATAGACGGGTCGTGGGCAAAGAGCGGATATTGCGATTTATCGACAGTATAGTTATATCCAATAGTGACTCCATCGGGCATAGAGCCGAAAATCTTGCAACCGTAAACATTTTGCTCAGTCATGAGTTCAACTTCGCTATCGTACCAAGCGTGCCCGCTCGGTCTACCGCTTGTGACAGCATTTTGTAAAAGCTGACGATGATTAAGAATATGGCTCTCGCCAAACGCCGCTTTGATAGTGGTTTTAGCCTGTTCAAGCCCCTCTGTGTACATCTTGGAATTGACATACGCTCCCTCGGTCGTATTTGTGTCATTCATAACATGTGTGTACAAATTCGTATCAGGAACGATAACAACATGGTGGGTCATGCAAGCAGTGTCACCGGTTTTGTAATAGTAATCAAAAGCGGCAATCCTCCAAGTTACACCACTGATTACCCAGTAATCGCCTATGTACATGTCAACGAATGTACCCGCCGCAATAGCCGCCCACTGAGCCGCCGTAACGCCTGTTCCAAGATTTTTACCTCTGTAGATTGCGTTATGTGCTCCCGCATTGTTATACAGAAGAGGAGACACCTCTTCACGAACGGGAGCGAGCATTGCAGTCTGCAAGTTTTGAAAAGTAATCTTTTTGAGAGCACTACCATCGTGAATGGGAATGAGATTCGCATTTGCCGGAGTAGTAAGTGCTGTTAATTCTGAAACTTTTTTAGTTTCAATACTGATAGAAGCCATTGTTTATTTCCTCCTTTTTAATATTTCCAATCAGCTACAATTGCATAACCGATATCGTCAACCAAGAGAGTAGTTCCGGAATTGTCAACCGAAATAGGAACAGTAAGGTCATTTTGTAAGACCATGTATTCCAGATTAGACAATTTATCGTCAATCTCTGTGATTTGATTTTGTAAATGCCCTGCCACATCGGAAGAAAGTTGACCTTTTACCATGTCAAACCATTGTGTAAACAAGGCTTGCTGTGCGTTTTCGAAAGCTGACATTCGTGAGGCATATCCCGCTTCAATGGCAGAGAGATTAGTTGCCGCTTGAGATTCAAGATTTGAAATATAAGTCTCGAAGTCAGTAATCTCTGCATTTACCGTGTTTTGCCATATTACTTTCTGTGTATTGAAGTAAGTTTGAAAGTTCGTGTACAAGTCTGTACCATTCTCTAACATGGCCATAATTACATTGATGGCGGCATTCATGGCGTTTGCGTCTAACGCACCGAAAAAAGAATTTTCTTTATTCGTATAGACCGTTACATCTGTAAACGAAACCGTATTATCAGGATTTTCGGTCATGTTATATTTCTTCAATCCACTCCATATAGCGTCTGTATAATTTTCTTTTAACGGAGTCCACGCCATTTTATAACCCTCCCTTCATACCAAAATTCCATTCTAAGTTCCTCCTTCCGTTGTGTTGATTTGTCAATTTATCGTACAAGTCCAACATTGCACTCTCCATTCTATTGAGTTCCGTATAATTCATTGTTTTGCCGTTATCTGTATAGGTGGGAGGAGTGCCGTATGAGCCTTTTAATGTATTGGCGTTTATCGTGATAAGATTTTGTTCGATTTGATTTATCTCATCGGCGTAAAAATAATCAGCTACGCCTTTATCTTCACTCACAAAAGCTATTGAAAATTCTTCATACATAGCGATTGCCAAATCACGAAGATAATCCAGATTATTTTTGATACGATTAAAATCGGCAAAGTTAAATCTATCGCCAACATAAACTCCATTCACAATCTCGCCATGCCAATTCGTTTTAGGTGTAGACCACACTGCCATTTTTAACCTCCTATTCTACGAGCAGTTACTTTACCGCCGAATGCCTGATTAAACTTAATCAAATGACGATAAACATTCACTTTCATTCCTTTATGGAACTCGTTTTCTTGATAAATAATGTCGTTTGCGTCTAATTCAGGATTTCCACGAGTATCATATTCATATTCAATATTTGCCATGTAATAATCACCGAGCCAGTCTGCAAGGTCTTGAGCCATCGTCATGTCTGAAATTAGAGGATTTTCCCATTTGACCGTTTTCCCTTTAGCATGTAAAGTCTTTGTCGCATAGCGTTCAACGATTTTATAGCGATACCCTTGTATGGCCAGATTGAATGTGCCCGTTGTAAGATAGCGAAGTGTCACATAGTAATTACTCCAATCAATAACTGTGGCTAATCCTGATTGCTCATCAAGAAAAGGAACATAACCATAAGAAGGGTCTTGGATATAATAAGTAACTTCGTCACCCTCTTCGACTTCTACCTCTTCATAAACGAGATTTTCTTCACGATTACCTTGCTGATAGGTGTAGCACGGTACAATAACCTCTTTGACCAGCTCTTGTTTAATGGCTTTAGGCGAAGAGAGCATGTCTTTTCGAGTCATGGTGAAGTGCGCCAAATCAGAAAATGAAAGATAATTAAGAACTATTCTATTGTTAGGCTGTTGAGTGCCTTCGAAGGTAATGACCATTTTATTAAGTTCTTTGAAGCTATATAAAAACACCGTTTCCTTTTCGATTTCATCTATTCCAAGACTTATAGTCTCAAGAAGAGTGCTGTTGTTATAAGTTTTTATTGTTATGCCTTTCGGAAGCGCATAACCGAAAACCATCTTTACGCCCTCGTAAGCTTTCGGAGAAGCGAAAGTTACTGTCAATGTAGGCTTAGTAGAGAAATTACCGTTGCTGTTCGATTGACGAGAAGAAATGTAGCCTGTATTTTTATCTGCCGTTCCTATTCGAGGAAGAAAATACATTCCTTCGTTGACAACCGTATATTCCGTAGCCATAGAAGCGTATTCTTCTTTCTCATCATTTAATAAAATTGCGTCCAGATTGGCATAATCCGATACGCCATTCGAAGAAAGAGAAATGGCGGGAACAACAAGCGATTTAATTTGTATTTCACCCGTTCTCGATTGCATAAGAGTACATCTGCAAGCGTTCGAGATAATCTGTAAAGCTTCCTTATGCTTAACTCTCGGCATAGGATTTTTCGTATATAAGGTTTGTAATCTTTTCTCGATGTTATATTCAACAATGCCTGCGTCAGTCAGAATTTCTTCCGCTAACTGATAATAAGATTTGCCGCTCGAATTATATAATCCCTTAATGTATTCACCATCCATGGAACGAAACACATCTTGACCTCGAATGGTGGCTGTATTATCGTCCGACTCCCATTCTGAACATAATAAGTGTTGCCCTTGAACCCATTCAATTTCGTCAGAGTCCGGCAATTGATATCCGTACATAATGTCTATTTTCTGTCCTGTCTCAAGATAGTTAATAGAAGACTTAGGATTATCCACATTGAAATAATGGTCATAGTTTTTAAGAGTTACCGAGAAATCTACTTGCGGTACATCTGCTCCTATCGGAGAAACATAAGTCTCAAGCGTAGAATCCATTACGGAATCATTATGATAAACAAGACCATAGCCAAATCTAATGTAATAAATACGAAGCCTGTTATGCAGATTTTTCATCTGATAAACTACTAACTTAATTGAAGTAGTGTTTGTAAAAACCTCTTCTGTTGTGAAAATAGCTTCGTCATTGTCTCGGAACTCTACCGTATTTTCGTCTCCCACTAAATCAAAACTTACAGGGTAATTCTCGCCAAAGTTAATAGTAACACCCTTAAAGTCAATCGCTAAAGTGTTAAGAGAAATCGTCAATTCGTATTGCGCTTGCGAAACGAGACCTTCTCCGATGAGACCAGTATCATAAAATCTATCTGTAGAAGTAACTCTCGGTAAGAAAAACATAGACCCGTCTACTTTAGTAAAGTTTTCCTCTAAAGTAGCGTAAATAACATCATCTCTATGTTCGCCGAAGAGATTATCTTTGTTGGAATAATAAGTAAAACTACCATTATCAATGGTGGCTCTCGCTTGCGCTTCCTGATTTATGAGACCGAAGGTAACCATAATATACCCTCGCTCACGCAGAGAGGATTTCATGCTTTCTTTATATGTCTTTGATACTTTTTGCATAAAACTACCTCTATTCTCCGGTATCTATCAAATTCACTTTGCAATTTATGTAATGGGTAGGCTTTCCACTTCCGTCAACCCAATACGGCTCTCCGCTTCTATCTCCGCAGTACATTCTTACGGTCTTTCTTGCATTCGTAACCGGGTCATTAAAAGTTACATAAAAGAAAAAATCTGAAACAATCCTTAATATGTTTTCCCATTGTTCGGCGGTAAGATACGACCATTCAAGACCGTCTATTTTATATTGGTCTCTTCCGACACGCTGACCCACGACAGCACCGTTAGCGTCACGCCCGGAATTTACAACGGTCGTTACAATCACTCTTACACCTCGCTTGCAGGGAGGTAATTCATAACCATTTATTGCGATATATGCCATTGTCTTACCTCCTTACTTTGCAAATACATAACCATTAGCCTTTTGCTGTGTAACTACAGCGTCATTTATTGTTCTGTTACCAATCTGTACAATAGTCTGTTCTTCTTTGTCTGCCTGTCTCTTAGCGTCCGTGGCTATTTCTACAAGCGTAGGTTCTACATACTCTCTATAAAAATCACGCAAAGTGGTCGCCATAGAAGTCTCATCACGAGAGTTTCTGAAAATGTTTTCAGACTCTTCATAAACCGAATGAGCCAAATAACTATTCGGGTCATAAGTTGTTTGTCTTGCAAGATTTGAGTTCACAACATCTGCACTTACGAGCACCGCACGAATGATACTGTTGGCACTCTGAATAATGGAACTGTTAAGCACTCTCCAAATCGGTATATATTGAGCCATTCCCGAAACAACTGCACTTTGCATAGCAAGCTTGATTTGCGACTGGTTCAAAACTTCTGTTTGCCCTCTGATATGACCGACCATTTCAGCACCATTTTCACCGGCTACAAATAATGAGCCATGAAGACCCGCATTAGCTGTGCCGTTTGCAAACATCGGTATTCTCCATTCTTGAGAACCCATACTGTTTATGAAGCCACCTCTTGCAAACATCTCAAAACCGTGGCCGGTGTTATAACCTCCGCTCGACAGTCCAAAGAAGCTTTTTATAGAAGTCCAACCTGATTTGAACAGCGATATTCCAACAGAAACTTTGTTCCCTATCCATGAAGACAAAGAAGTCCAACCTGATTTGAATAAAGAAACTCCAACCGATACGGCACTTCCTACCCATGAAGAGAGAGAACTCCAACCAGATTTGAAAAGTGAAATTCCTTGCGAAATAACGGGTATGCTACCTATCCAATTCTTAACACTACTCCAACCCGATTTAATAAGCGAAACAGCCTGACTTATGACCGGCAAACTGCCTATCCAATTTGCAACTGTAGACCATCCGCTTTTAATCAGAGAAATCGCTTGCGAAAGAGTAGGTATGCTACCAATCCAATTCTTAACGGTAGACCATCCGTCTTTAATCAAACTTATGGCTTGGCTGATAGTAGGAATGTTACCTATCCATGTTTTAACAGTTACCCATCCTTGTTTAATCAACTCTATAGCCTGAGAAAGAGTAGGCATATTGCCAATCCAACCCTTGACCGTACTCCAACCTTTTTTAACAAGTTCTATACCTTGAGAGAGAATAGGTATATTTCCGACCCATTCCTTGACACTACTCCACTTATCTTTGATAAGGCCGATACCTTGCGAAAGAGTAGGTATGCTACCAATCCAATTCTTAACGGTAGACCATCCCTTTTTTGCAAGGCTGACGAAAGCTTCAATAGAAATGCCTTCTCCGGCATTCTCGTTCCACCAAGACTTAGCATTTTCCCACCATTCAGAAGCCGTGTTTTTAATATTTATGACTAAATCTGCAATAGGATTATTCTTTATGAAATTCGAAATCGGTTTGATAATGTTGTTATCAATCCATTTACCAATTGCCTTGAACGGTTTTGCAAACCCTTCAAGTAAGCCTTCCGCAAGAAATATCCCTATTTCATCACGAAATACTGTAGACGGAAAACTAATACCGAGAGCGTCTTTGAACCCTTGTACAAATCCGTCTATGAAATCCGAAATAGCTTTTATGGCCGTGTTCCAACCGTCTAAAATGCCATCCCATATAGATTGACCAACATCAAGAAACCACTCTCCAACATCGAGCAGAGCTTCTGGAAGCGTCTCTGTGAAGAATGTTACAAAATTAGTCTTAATGGTTTCCCACAATTCAGGGATTGTTTCCGTAAAGAATTTAGGAAGAGTGATAGTAAAGAATGTCTTGAACGATTCTTTAACTTTTTCCCACACTTCCGGAAGTGTTTCGGTAAAGAACTTCTTAAAGGCTTCTCCTATCTCCTTAACGGTTGTGCCGACCTTTTGACCGATGTTATAACCGAAATTCTTCCAATCAAAATCTTTAATCGGTTGTAAAAGATTTGTCCACCAAGTTTTAATACTGTCAGGAAGTTCTTTGAGCCACTTTACAAAATCGTTCCATATTCCCGGAAGAGTTACAGTAAAGAATTTGCGGAAGAAAACCTTGATTTCTTCCCAGTGCTCCGTAATGAGAATAATCCCGTCAGTGATAAGACCTACCGCAAGACCGATTAAAGCACCTATACCCGCACCAATCGGGCCACCACAAGCACCTATAATCGCACCTATGCCGGCCGCCGCAAGGGTAGAGCCGGTAGGAATAAGAATACCATTGAGCCAGTTAAGCCCATTTTTAACAGCGTCATATATGCCTGTAAAATACATAGGCAAACCGGCAATTATAGCAAATACCGCCGCTCCAAGAGCCGCCCCTGCCGCAGTAGCAGTGCCAAGTCCGAGATTTGCCGCCGCCGTTTTGAGTGCACCCGCTACAGCACTATCCGCAAAGGCAGTAGTTATCCATCCGGCAATGCCTTTACCAAGAAAAGCACCGCCGCCTACTGTTAAGAGACCTCCGCTAACAATTTGAGCAAAGTTCTCACCATCAAGAGAGTTTCTGATTGCGTCCAAAATACCCGCAACCTCAAGAGCGACACCCGTTATAAGTAAACTGATACCAACGGCTATTATTAAAGGATTTGCCAATCCAAAACCCTTAAGAGCATGTATCCAACTCAAGGCGTCCATTACCCCTCTTGAAATCTTCCATGCCGCAAGACCAAGACTTATTGCGCCTACGGTTGTTAAAATATGACCTAAACGAGTATGGAAAAAATCACTCCAACTGTTTATATCTTCGGTCAAGCCGAGCCATTCTTTTATTTTTTCAATAATTTCATCAACCTTCGAAGTAACGAGGTCTCCAAGAAAATCGTATTCAGGGAGTTCGATTTCAAAACCTTCGCCACCTATACCTACACCAGAACCACTTCCTCCGGCACTGTTGTCGTCCGGTCTGATAATGTTAAGTTCATCTATACCAAGCAAATTGTCTTTAAGTTTTTTAGCCGCTTTTGCCGCACCACCGTAGCCATCCTCAGCTTGTTCTGCGGCTTCTCCTACAGCATTCGCACCGGCACTCAAACTACTATAGTCAATTTCAGGAAGCTTAAACCCTATAAGACTTGCGATAGCGTTTGCTACAAGGCGAATCGCCTTAGCAAGAGCAATGGCATAAGGAAGAACCGCATTGAGAGCAGGGATGAAGATGTTACCTAAAGCTCTGGCCGCTTGAGTGACTTGCGCTTGTAAAACACGAAGTTGGTTAGCCGGAGCATGCAAAGTACGAGCCATGTCTCCGTGAGCGTCCGTAACCTGAGTCATAATTGCATAATAACGAAGCTGAGATTTTTCAGCTTGCGTCATTGCTGTTACTTTCTTCTCAATGCCAAGGGTATAAGCTTCTTGTTGTAAACGAGCAATAGAAAGGTCATAACCGAGCCTACGGAGAGGTTCAAGCTCACCCGCAATACCTGATTGTAATTTTGTAAAAGCGTCTGTGAACGAGATATTATAAAAAGACGAAATATCATAAGCAAGCTGAGTAAGATTTTTACTCATTATCAATGCTTTATCATTCACTACGCCAAAACCTTTGATTATTGTATTAAAAATACCTTGGTTTCTTAACCATTCAGCAGGGTCAATTCCCATAAGTTCAGAAACATTTTCTGCAAATCTTTGAGCTTCTTCCGCACCATCGCCCAAAGCGACTGTAAACAAGTTCAAATCTTCAACATATTTATTTGATAAGGTTATCCAAGAAGCAACCACTCTCGCAAAAGTTTTAACCGCTGTTATAGCCATACGAAGTTTCGCATAAAGGTTAATATAGCTTTTACTTGCGACATTGTTTGCTGTAGCAAGATTATTCGTATTTTGAATAAGTGCTTTAAGATTAGCCGGAAGCTTAGAAAAAGCCGCCGCTACTACATTAAGTTGAGCCGCAAGAGGAGATAGAGCTTTAGACAATTTATCTATTTGAGCCGTAAACTGTGTCCAATTGACGCTATTGAGCGTCTTGGCCAGTTCGGGAATTTTCCTAAGTTGTGTTATTGCGGATTGCAGTCCAACAGATTTCCCGATACTTCCAAGAGACGAAAGACTCTTGGAAATTCGAGAAATGCTCGAAAAGTCTACTCCGGTCAGAGAGGACACAGCAGAGCCAATGTTCTTCAATTGACTCGCAATGGACGAAGAAATCTTCAATCCTCCTAAACCTTTAAGCTTTTCTAAACTACCCGCTAATTTATCGATTTTATCAATCGAAGAAGCGTCTACAGAATTAAGGGCGGCATTGAGATTGCGTATCTGATTGACTACGCTCGTTAATCCAACACCGCCCTTAGTTGCACCTTTTAACTTAGTAAGTGAGGAAGAAAGAGCGTCAATACCTTGTACAGCAGAACCGCTACTTTGTTTAATTTCAAGTTCAAGAGACTCTATTGTAGTAGACATTTAACTCACTTCCTTTCCTCAAAATTTTTATTGAATTTCGACATAAAGGCTTCCATTTTAGCGAGTCCTTTTTCCGAAATTTCTTTTTCTCTCCTTTGTTGCTTATCCTCCTGTTCTTTTCGAGTAATGGGATAAGGTTCTTCAACATAAGGTTTAGGTTTAGCTCCCTTTTTAGCAAAAGCATGGAGTATAGGAGCTAATCTGAATATTGCGTCATAAACATACATCCCTTGTAACCAAGCTTCTTGATTACGCCGTTCCATTCGGAGTTCTTCCGCTTCTCTATAATACTTAGGAAGCATGGGGTCTCCATCCCAATACTGTGATTCCGTCATGCCTATTGATAAGTAATAGGGGAACTCACGCACGAATATCTCTGTAGAACTTAAAGGTGGGGTAGGGGCAGTACCCCCACCCCTCTTGTTAATATGCTCTGTATCGGACTCCGAGTTACTTACCAGCTCGTTGTCCAGTCCACGTTTCCCTCCGCTTCGGCAGGTTCTTCGACAAGTGCCATAATCGGCTCATTGTACATTTCAGCCAGTTTACCGATAAGTTCCTCCTTGTTCTTCATTTTCGCAAAGATGGAGTCAATCACATCTTGCTTCACGAAGCGGTGATGAGCGAGAAACGCTCCTGCGAACAAGGCGGGGAGAGTGGACATGGGCTTGTCTTCGACTTCGGAAGCAATGAACCCCTTACGCTCCATCTCGGTAACAGTTCTTCTTGTGAACTCAAGGACATATTCTTTGTCCTCATAGGTAAATCTAAGCTGTTTTGCCATCTTCTTATCCTCCTATTACGCCTGTTTAATGACAGTAGACGGAACGATAGTGATAATCATGTCTACCACTTCGTTTACCCCTCCACCGACAACATGGACATTCAGCTTGCCCTTGAAAGAAAACTTACCTTGCGAGCCGTCAGGCGTAATAACGCCGCCCGCCTCAGTGCCGCCAAACCATACGGCATACTCGCCCTCTGTGTCCGCAAGAGCGGCAAGAGTCTCATAATCTGCCTTAGTATAGTTAGCGGTAAATTCAAGAGCGTCCGTGGTCTGAATGCCCGGAATGTATGTCTGCATTTTGTCAGACAAGGTGGTAGTCTCAAGAAGTTCAGGAGAACCACCAAGGTCAGGGAAGTCCTTAATATCAACAAGCTTGCTGTAGTCTGACGCACCCTTTTTCATCAAAAATACTTTGTAAGTAGAAATAGCCATTTTCAATTACCTCCTGTAAATAATATTGTTTCTATCTATCACAGCCCGATATCTTCCGAGCATACGATAAATTGTTGCGTCTTGTGCGTTCGGTATAGGTTCAAGAAGCATACGAGTAAAGTTGAGTTCCGCCAGAAGTTCATCCACAAACGAAGCAATTTCTTTACACTCTGCTTTCTTTCCTGTTTTCTTGTTGGAATAGACATTAAGCTCATAAGTTACAGCCGCATGATTCTCTTTACTATCCTGTGTCTGTGTTTTTCTGAATGTCGCATTGTCTATCTCAACAAGAGATACGCAAGGGAAGGACGAGGGCGCACTGACATATTCACCGGTTGTGAAAATTTTCGGATATTGCGCTCTAACCGCCGTGGCAATCTGTGTGAAAATATCACTCTCAATGTCAATCATGCGAACACCTCCCTTGCAATGTCTGTTATTTCTCGGCTGACAGTCTGTACAGCGTTGTACATCGGCATTGCCGCCGGAGTACCGTGTGTGATTTTAAGTTCGCCGTTCTCGTAGAATCCCCACGCCTGTTTTAATCCGTTTACACCAAATGTACCTATAGCGATTGGTGGATTCGGAACGCCCGTTGCGGTTTCTGCGAAAGGGTTAGGAGATGTACCGGCGGGGGCGTTGTGATAAACACCCGCTCCAAATTCAACCCACACAGCGTCCATTCCCTCAGCTACTACAACGAAGCAATCTCCTCTGTTTTCTACTCTGACAGCCACATTTGCCTTTTTCGGGCTTCCGCTTCTTTCTGTCAAATCGTCTACAATTGCTCCATCAAACCCTTGTTGAGCTTCTTTCGCTAATCTCTCTGCAACTCGTCTAAGCAACTCGTTACACTTTCTTTGAAAGTCCTCTTTGAATTGCGCAACTTCTTTAATTGCACGGTCTATCTCTGTTTCAGACAAACCGAATGAAATTCTCTTTTTACTCATCAAGTTACACTCACTTTACTTACGGCATAAGACACACTGTTCAAGCTTTTTGCTACTTTCTTGACGATGTAATCATGAGGAGTAATGACTTCACCGTCTGCGTTCAAAGCTAATGCGCCTTCGTTATCAAGTTCAGGAACGATATCAATCCACAGTATTGAATATTCGTCTATAGGCGAAGAAGTATCGTCAATAACAATAACCTTGTCATACGACACATTTTCGCCAAATTGCCGAGTCTGTGTTTCACCCTTCGCCGCCGAAATGTTAGCGGAACTTTTAACGGGATTGCCGTGTTTAACTTCATATTCACCGGTATTGTTTCCGTATTCATCTATGATGGGTTCTTTTCCCTCATAAAGAGCGTAATAATAATCAACCTTGTTCCGACTCATGCACCTCATCCCGATACCTCCCGAAATGTACCGCAAAACGGCACAACTCCTTTGAGCATGGAAGCGGGCACATCAGCATTTTCGTAAGAACGACTTATCCCGTTTTCACTATGGGAAGTCTGTCCTTCCGCACCTCGTTTATTCCAAAGATATGCGGCTATCTCACACTGTAATACTTCATATTGAGACGGAACTTCGGTTTTCGTAGAATCGTAGGGGAACGTTCTATTAAGAATCTTCTGTCCGGCAATAGTAAGATACACGGTCAATGCAGAATCAAAAGCGTCACCTTCTATCTCAACAAGCGTTTTGACGATGGTTAATTTTTCGGTATTATCCATGACCGTGTACCTCCTTCCTCAATCAGATTACACAGAAGCGTCCATCGTGCACTCGTTGGAGTAGACAATGCCCGTAGCAGAGCCGGTCGCAGTTACCTTGCAACGATAGTGCTTCTCAGCATCAGCCGCCTTGACTGTCAACTCGTTCGTGTTGTAACCGGTGTAAGCATTGGTCAAGTCAGTCCAAGTTGTGCCGTTCTTAGCTCTAATCTGCCACAGATATGCCAGAGTAGGAGCTTCGGCAGGAGTGATGTTGTATGCAACACTCTCAACCTTGACTTTTCCACCGTCCGTTGCCGGGATAGTAGTTTTGTCAAGAGTTGCGCTCAAAATCTGAGCGTCAGTCTGCACAGTAGCCACCGGGCCACCCATGACATAAACCTTCTTGCTGTACTCAGGAGCTTCGAAGTTCTGAGAAATTCCCGTGAACTTTCCGTGATACCATTCCGGCCCGTGGTCGAGACCTATCTGACCGAACAACTGGTATTTCTCGCCTGCACCCGTCTTAGCCAACTGTTCAAGGAAGAAATTGCCCTTATCAGGAACAGGCTGAAATACAGGAGCAATTACGCCAAGGTTCAGGAGCAAGGCTGTTCCGGCAGGGAGGAACTCTCCAAGGTACAGATAAACCACACCGATGGGAGTAACTACGCTCGAAAGCGAAATGCCGTTGATTTCACGAGAAGCGGGAACAACCGTAAGTCCGTTTGCCACTGCGTCAGCGTTAATCTGAAACAGCGTAGTAGCGTCACACCACAAGCAAAGACTATCGGTAGGAGCATTCGCCCCGTAGATTTTCTTTACCATATCGGCAACATCCCAAAGACCGAGCGGCTTAGAAGCCATAGTTTTGAGGTTACTTGTGATGGCCGGAACAAGACCACGAGTCTTATTCACCTCAGAATCCTTGGTCGCTTTGTTGTACACACCGTTGATGAAGGTGTACTCAATGTCACGGTTTACCTTCTGCATTTTTGCCGCAACCTGAAAATCCAACTCATTGATAGGATTGGCTTTCTGATTAGCGACATTCACGCCGGACAAAGTTCCCATGTTGCTCTTCTTGGCGTAAGAAACACCAACAGACTCTTGGAAAATCTGAGTGACATTGGTTTTCTGCTCACGAGTTACAACTGTAGCGTCCGGAGCAGTAAGAGAAGCGGTCTCGGAAATATCAGGCTGTGAACCGCCGCCGGAAGTATATTCCTGTCCTGTGACGAACTCGACATGGTTTACAACCTTAGCACGAGAACCGATAATTGCACTCAAAGGAGTGCGAGTGTTGCCCTTATTAAAGAGCATTCCGGAGTAATTCAATACTCCAAAACTTGTTGCAAAAATATCAGCCATTTTGTTTTACTCTCCTTTTCATTTTATGTAGCGGGATTAGCTTCCGCTTCGGCGGCAAGTCTTGTATAATACGCCACCGCACTCATATCCCCGTTTTTCTGTGCTTCCTCGATTTTCTTCTGATAATCGATTTCGCCGGGGATTGTATCTTTACTGGGTTTAGGCGTATCTTTCAGAACATCGGCACGAACCTTTTTCTCAAGAGCTTCGAGATGTTTTTTCTGATTTGCAAAAACCTTATCGATTTCGCCGTTAGCCATCGCTTCGGCAGTCTCATTAGCAAGAGCTTCTTCGTAACCAAGACCCAAGAGCTTCGCTTTGTTCTCCGATACAGTTACCTT